ACCACCCTCGAGGAGTTAACTCATTCTAATGTGCACTTAGCAGCTCAATGGCTACTTCAATCAAATAGATCATTAGCAGTTAACTTAAAGGATGAGTTATCAGGTCAATTATTCCTTACCCAAAATAAAGGAGGTAAAACAACATGACAGATATTAAAGATATGGACTATTACAAACCTAGTGAATCTCTAGTAAATATTCTTATGAAGAAGACTCACACTAAAGATCCTCTATTTTTTAGAGTATTAGTAGCATATCACTTCGCTAAGGTGGCATCCATGATGAGATGCTCAATAGATACACCAGACAGAGGTGAAATACCTGTAAACATTTATGCACTTAATTTAGCTCCATCTGGATTCGGTAAAGGTAAAGCTACTAATATCATTGAAGAGCATGTAATGAAGCGGTTTAAAGATGCCTTCACCAATAATACTTTCAATACTATTGCAGATGGATCACTTACTAAGTTAGCTGTAGCTAGAGCACGTAAATACTCTCTTGATCCAGATCAGGTTAGACTTGATGTAGAGAAAGAATTTAATGCTACTGGTTCACTTGCATTCTCATTTGATTCAGGAACTGGAGCTGCTATTAAGCAGTTCAGGCATAAGCTTCTAATGGCAGATATTGGATCTATGTGTTTTGAGATGGATGAAGTAGGATCTAACTTCTCTAATAACGTGGAAGTACTTAATACTTTCATTGAATTATATGATGTAGGTAAGATCAAACAGAAGATCATTAAGAACACTGTAGACTCTAAGCGTAATGAGGAGATTGATGGTAGAACCCCTACTAATATGCTCTTATTTGGTACACCATCTAAATTACTAGATGGATCTAAGCTAGAGCAAGAGTTCTTCTCTATGCTAGAAACTGGATATGCCCGTAGATGTCTATTTGGATACGTATCATCTATCTCTAATAGTGGTACTGATATGTCCGCTGAAGAGATGTATGATATGCTTACAGATTCTACTAATGATTTAATGTTAGACTCTTTAGCTGGGAAACTTGAATCACTTGCTGATACTAAAAACTACGCTAAAAAACTTACTATGTCTAAAGCTGTAAGTATTGAATTAATAGAGTACCAACTTTATTGTGGTAAATTAGCAGGTTCAATGAAAGAGCATGAGGAGATCCAGAAAGCTGAAGTAACTCATAGATACTATAGAGCACTTAAATTAGCTGGAGCTTACGCATTCATTGAAGGACTTGACGAAATAACTATGCCAATACTCCACAATGCTATTAAACTTGTAGAGGACTCAGGTAATGCTTTTAGATCAATTCTAAATAGAGAGAAACCTTATGTCAAACTAGCTAAATATATTGCAGATATTGATAGAGATATTACTCAAGTAGATCTTGTTGAAGATTTAGCATTCTATAAAGGATCTGAAGCTCAACGTAGAGACTTACTTAATCTAGCTATAGCTTATGGCTATAAAAATAATATTATAATCAAGAAGTCATATAATGATGGGATTGAGTTCTTACGGGGTGAGTCACTCCAAGAGACTGATCTATCTAAGATGGTCTTTGCATACAGTTCTGATATAGCTTATAACTATGTAGGAGCAGTTCAACCATTTGAGCAGCTTCACCAACTAACTACTGAACCAGGTTATCACTATACAGCTCATCATTTTAAAGGCGGACATAGAACATCTACTGAAGCTATCCCAGGATTCAATCTAGTAATTATTGATATAGATAAAGGTATTACTATAGAGACAGCTCAATTGCTTCTCAAAGATTATCATTACCTTATCTCTACTACTAAGCGGCATACTGAAGCTAGCCATAGATTCCGTATAATTATGCCTTTGAGTCATACAGTAAAATTAAATACTAAAGATTATTCTGCTTTTATGGAAAACGTATTTGAATGGTTACCTTTTGAAGTAGATGAAGCTACTAAAGATATATCCCGTAAATGGGAAACAGCTCCAGGTACTTATCACTACAACTCAGGTCAATTATTAGATGCTATGCTATTTATACCTCAGACTAAGAAATCCGAGGATCAACAGAAACAGATCTCTGCAATATCATCTATGAGTAACCTAGAGAGATGGTTTGCTACTAAAACCTCTGAAGGGTCTAGATCCAATATGATACTAAAGTATGCTTTAGCTTTATTAGACAATGGCTACAACCTTGAGAATATACGTAATGCAGTATTATCATTCAACTCTAAACTAGTTGATGGATTACCTGAAGAAGAGATCAATGGAACCATTCTAGTAACAGTTACTAAACGATTCACTCGCAAAGAAATTGAACTAGAAAATCAGAAGTAATATCTAGGCATTTATATATCTAAACCTCTAAGACATATGTGCTATAAGTTTAACTAGATCTGTAATGTAAGACCTACTATACAATCACTAACACAAGGAGACGTATGGAAACAAACATACAAAATGATCATTTAGTCCTCATTGGGGGAGCATCAGGTACTGGTAAATCAGCCAGTCTACAATCAATCGATAAACCTGAAGGTGTTATGTATTTAAACTGTGAGAACAATAAAAAATTACCTTTTAAATCTAAATTTATGGAATTGACTATTGTTGATCCATATCAAGTTTATGAAGCTTTTACTGAAGCAGAGAATATGCCTAATATACATACTATTGTAGTAGATACATTGACATTCTTAATGGATATGTTTGAATCAGTATACGTAATTGGATCTGCTAATTCTCAACAGATGTGGGGTGAATATGCACAATTCATGAAAAAACTTATGTCTCAATATGTAGCTAGATCAACTAAGAATGTAATATTCTTGGCTCACACATCTAATATACTTAACGAGAGTTCTATGGCTATGGAGACTATGGTTAAAGTCAAAGGATCACTTATGAATACAGGTATTGAATCTTATTTCAGTACAGTAGTCAGTTGTAAGAAGATACCTTTGAAGAAACTATCAGCTGATAATCACAACTCAATGTTA